TCAGGAGCATTTCTGATTAACGCCACCGTTAAGAATCCACCCTTCAACAGCTTCACGAAGGTATGATTTGGGGTGGGTTCTGACTGGCTTCGGAAATCCGTGGCGTTTGGTATAGTTCCAGATTGTCTGACGTGATGAAACACCGAGCTTGTTCATCACTTCTTTCTCAGGAATCAGGCTGGTATCGGTCATCTTAATTCTCCAGGCAAAAATAAACCGCCATATAGCGGCTCTATCAGATATGAACAGGCCTCATCGAGTGTGAGGCGGGTTAGTCCTTGCGTAGTTCGCTGATTCTTCTGTAAGTCTCTGGTGCTTTGTTCCCGTACGTCTTCATTTCAGACTTCAACAGAGCAACGAGTGAATCCCATTCGTTGAGGATTCCTTTGAATGCCGGAACGCGCTTTGCAACCTTGTCGAATGAATCTCTGATTTCTGGAATCTGCTCAACAAGTGCAACGCATCGCCGGAAGTCTGCTGCGTCATGTGGAGCGCCGAAGCTATGACCATAGATATTCTTTTTCAGGCCACATGCGATTGAGGCAAGAGTTGCGCTACTGATGCCAACATCGCCAGTCGATTGCCATTTCAAAACCTTCATAGCCAAATCTGACATTTCTTGTCTCCAATAAAAAACCGCCATCAGGCGGCTTGGTGTTCTTTCAGTTCTTCAATTCGAATATTGGTTATGTCTGCATGTGCTGTCTGCGCCCATAGCATCCAGTGGTCATAGCAGTCATTGATGTTCTCTGCTTCGATAACTCTGTTGAATGGCTCTCCATTCCATTCACCTGTGACTCGAAAGTGCATTTATCATCTCCATAAAACAAAACCCGCCGTAGCGAGTTCAGATAAAAGAAATCCCCGCGAGTGCGAGGATAGTTACTTGTTCATATTATTAATCGTCAATGTATTTTGAGCATTGTGGGCAATCATCAATCCCACAATACGATTCATATGCATCCTTTATTGCGTCGCGGGCTTCAGTAAGAGTATTGAATAAGTTGCAGCTATTATCTTTTTGATATAGGTAAGTTCCTAATTTATAAGCAGAAGAAGCATCATTTCCGCTGTCTAAAATTACATCGTTATGGATTCTGCACCTTGCAAGAACTCCTGATCCCATAAGGGTCTGCATAGCCCATTGCTCTTGATCTTCACACAAATCATGAATGCTCATTTCAACACCTCTCTTCACGTTTCACACACGTTAAGATTAACAGTGTTTTTACATGCTTTGGAAGATTTATTTTATAAAAACTCTTTTAATACAAATAGATATAATAGTTCACTATTATAGCTCCTTTAATCGAGGCGGTTCTGGTAGAGGCATCCAGTGGGTTACCTCTTTGAGATACAGGTCTTCGCCATCACCGTCATCCCAAGTTGGATTGCCATCATTAAACCAGTCGCCATATACGCCGACCTGAGTGTTGGGGATGTTTGGTGGGTAGTTGTTTTTAAAGTCAGCTGCTAACACATAGCATTGTCGCTCTCCCATTTCTGGCATTCGCTCACTACAGCTTATCCAACCATCCGGAGTTACCGGAGAATTGCCAGACAGCTCGTTCAACTTGTAAGTTTGGCTTACAGGTTCGGCTTCCAGTTCTGCAATGCGCTTCTCTGCGGCTTCCAGCTTCTCGCGCATATCATCAACGTACTCGACCAGAGATCCGCCAGCAGGAATTTCGCACTCCTCGACCAGTTGGAAGTAGATATCAGCTGCGGACCGTGTGTTGCTATGCCTAGCGTCGCCCATCTCACCTTCACGAAGAGCATCGCGTTCTGCGGTAAGATTGGCTATTTTGCTGTCTTTGCCTTCCAGCTCAACACGCAGTTTCCCTACCGTTAGCGCAATATCCTCGTTCTCCTGATCGCGGAGTTTGATGTATTGCTGGTTTCTTTCCCGTTCATCCAACAATGCCAGCGCGATATCTGGCGAAAAGTGCTTCATAAAATCGTTAAGCGCATTAATTCGCTGATCGAAAGGCATTACAGGTGCTTCACCAGCAATTTTTGTTTTTTCAGCGATTTCACGAAGCTTTTGATAATCAATCTTGCTCACTGGTTGCCCCCTGCTTTTCTGCCTTCAACACCATGTGCGAACCATCATCCAGCTCCCACGCGATCTCACCACCTTCAGCCATGACCAGTCGCCACACCAATTGAGCAGCCTCATTGGTAACATCACGACCTGGATCATTGCCAACGCGCATACGCCCACCTTCAACATCGCGCATTTTTGCCAGCATGATAGTTTTTGATAGCGGTGAAAAACCAAGCTGTAGTCGTGCTGAATTACTCACTGGTTGCCTCCTTTGCGCACATCGCATTCAGATATTTGTTTTTATTCACTGATGGAAAAGAATTTCTCTTAAGCAATTCCTCTCTCGATGGCATTGGCTTTACGCGTTGGCGAATAATCATTTCTGCCGGAAGAATGCCGGGATTGTATGCAAGTCCTCTCATGGTAAATTCCTCAGTCATTACTGATAGCGCCATAGCGTGAGCGGTAATTACGCAGGCGCGGGTCGATATATTCAGGGAAGTGGGTATATGTGGCTTTGCGGAATGGTCGGATTGATGTTTCGTTTATTCGGTCTTTTTCCTGTTTTTCTGCGAGTTGTATATCGCGTCGGTACTTCCGTTCTTCTTTTGTTTCTGGTGGCAGAGCAAGAAACGCGTCGAGATTATTCTTGATATTTTCCAGCACCTCCGATATGGAATTGCCGGAACAGCGGCGCGGGTCGTCCGCACCATATAGAGGCGCTGGCATGGTTTTCTCCTGTTGATTATTTAGCTAACTTTTTCCAGATCGCTGAAACGTATTTGGCTTGGTGAATGGCATCATCAAGCGCGTTGTGGCGAGTTCCTTTGAATGGCATATCTCGCTTAGGGTCGAATCCTATTACCTTCCCAAGTTCGACGATTGTTCTTACGTCGCGGTCATTCCACCACTGCCACGGAACTGGCTGCCCTGTCAGCGAATAACTGTTTCGGAGAATAACGCAGTCAAATGATGCTCCATTCCCCCAAACCTGAACGAATTTGTGGTTAGCGTTCTTTATGATGAATTCAGATAACCATGAAAGAGCCGTTGAAAGCTCCTGAGTGTTGCTGGTTAGCGATTTTCTGGCTTCTTCACTCTGTTCCAGCCACCATAAAATCGTTGAAGCGTCAGGACGCGCCCGATATCGCATTGATGACTCAAGCGAGATATTTACCGAGAACTCTTCTCCTGTTTCTCCGGTATTCGGGTCAAAGAATACCGCCCCAATAGAAATAACTGGCGCATATGGCCCGTTGCCCATTGTTTCAAGGTCAACCATTAAGTGATTCATGTAAGTCCTTAAATTGCGTGAATAGCGTGACGAGGGAAGGGGAGAGTTACTGGTGCAAAGGGTATATCGTCGTCAAAATCCATCGGTGGTTCGTTGTGTTGTGCTGGTGATGATTGCTGCTGTGGCTTCTGTGATTGCCTGCTGGCTGCTTGTTGTTTGCTGTCGCCAATTCCGCCAAGCATTTGCATCACGCCATTAATTCCGACATGAACCTCGGTTGTGTAACGGTCTTGCCCTGACTGGTCTTTCCACTTTCTGGTTCTCAGCATTCCCTCGAAATAAATCTGATCACCTTTTTTCACATACTGCCCCACGACCTCAGCCAGTTTCCCGGATACAGCAACACGATGCCATTCAGTCAATTCCTTTTGCTCGCCAGTATTTTTATCTCGCCATTGTTCTGACGTGGCTATTGTCAGGTTAGCGAACGCTGTACCTGATGGTGAGTATCGAACTTCCGGGTCTTGTCCTACCCGACCAAGGATAATCACCTTATTTACGCCTCTGCTTGCCATTTATGCCGCCTGTTTTAGTTCGTTAACTCTGATGTTCATTACCTGAACGCATTTAGCCTGCGCCTCCTCATTGCCAGCCATTAATTGCCAGTCACGCTGATAACGCTCGATGAGTTTTTTCTTGTCAGTTTCTGTTGACGCATAATCGCTGAAGTCTTTCAGGATTTGTTCGCAGTCAACCGATGGAGATTTCTGGTTGGTATTTTCTGGTGATGGTTTGTTATCTGATGCTGGTATTGCCCATCCCGGCAGCGATGGAGGGAGCCAGTAAAATCCTGTTCCATCCTTCAGTTTTGCCCTGTGCCACCCCTGCTTTTTATCGAGAGATGTTTGTGCGAAACCTTCCTCAAGGTTATACAGATACCGACCGATTCCCCACTGAACGGCAGCGCGCTTCATTGCACCGGAACGACCACCTTTGACGGCTTCTACCTGCGTGTTTTCAGCAGCATCCCATTTGGTTACCCATTCGGAATCAATCTTTATTGATATGCCGCATTCAACGCCTCCGTTGTTGGGAATATCGCGGTATTCATTGCGCCATCCTGCTTTTCCGCAAACATCGTCCAGGCGTTTCATGATTGCCCGGTTCGTGACATAAGCCAGCACCATAGCCCACACTTTGCCATCGCGTGTTTTACCGCTTTGCTGTATTCGCCATTCGATATCTTCAGGGCCGAATGGCTCATCGAATTTATTCAAATCCATAATTCACCTCAGAATGGACATGGCCCAAGGAAATAACGCTGATTTAATACTTCAGTCTTTGCCGCATTTAAAAATACGCGAACACCTTCACGATCTCCCTTCTGGCGATACATTAACGCCTGCTGCGTGTACATGCGTCTCTGTAACTTGCTCTCCTTCACTGTGGTTGCGAGTGACATGAATATCTCCTTCGTTACCGATTAATTCTTTCATCTGACGAATGAATTCTTCGTCTGACCAGTTATCTGTAAAACTCATGGACGGCCTTGTTGTTTCAAAATATCCCAAAGCTTTTCGAGCAAACTTTTCATTCTTGGTTGTTTAAAGTCTGCTCCGGTTAAAATGTTTTTTCGTGAATGCTGTACCGATAAAATCGGGTTGAAAGGGCGAACCGATGCCGCCCCTGCAATAGCGAACTGTTGCATAGGATGCTCCTTCTGTTTGATTACATAACGAAAACGCCTCGAGTGAAGCGTTATTGGTATGCATATAAAAAATCCCTCACACTGGAGGGCAAAGAAGATTTCCAATAATCAGAACAAGTCGGCTCCTGTTTAGTTACGAGCGACATTGCTCCGTGTATTCACTCGTTGGAATGAATACACAGTGCAGTGTTTATTCTGTTGTTTATGCCAAAAATAAAGGACGATTATGCGGCCTGAAATTACTTAACCAATGATGCTGCATATTCGATAAGATAAAGTTTTGGGGCCAGCCAAATTTTTAACCAAGTCATATTGGTTACTACACCAATAATAAAAATCCCCCACAGAGTCAAAACTCCAACCAATGGCATGATAAGAAGGTTAATATCTCCTTTGCTATCCCAAACCATTGTCGGCCTGTATTTGGGATTTCCCCTCTCCCATGAGTATCCTTCATCACCGATTTTACCTGTCTCAACTCTTTGGCACTGCTTCTTCATAAACCAGAAAACCAGTGGGATTGTTAGAATGGCTATTAATGTTTTAATCAGACTGTCAACCATATTCCATAGCAGCAACTGATGAACAACATCAGGAATCTGTGCTTGGCTAAATGAAACAGCAGCATCTATTCCATTGCTGGCTTTTTGCAGTAGTTCTACGAGAATCTTGTTTGCTTGTTCTTCCATATATCACCTTGATTGTAATAAGCATGAAATTATTTACGGACAAAAATAAAGGCCACCATCAGGCAGCCTTGTAGTTCTGTTTACCAAGTTCTCTGGCAATCATTGTCGTCGTTCGTATTGTCCACACCATTGATTTTTATCAATAGTCGTAGTCATACGGATAGTCCTGGTATTGTTCCATCACATCCTGAGGATGCTCTTCGAACTCATCAAATTCTTCTTCCATATCTCACCTCAAATAAGTGGTTTACTGCCTAATTTCATTTTCTGGCGACCAACACAAGTCACACCCATTTCACTGCGTGGCTTGCGGTAGTAAATACGATTCTGTTTACGCTCGATTTCTTCTGCCTTCTTGCAGCGAAGGCTTCCGAGTGATGCTGCTTTGTCTGCTCTGACGCAACCAGAGAGCTTTAGCGCAATTTTTCGCGCCAGTGCTTCATTACTGCGTCGCTCGGCAATAAGTTCTGCTCTGCGAGCTTTGTAGCGGCTTTTTGCCGTACCTTTGGATTCTTTCCAGACAATGGTTACCATGATGGTCTCCTTTAAGTGGCTTTGGCGCATGACGCGTCGAGGTGCTTATCTTCTCGATCGCTGTCTTGCAGCTGCAATTCGCGCCATCCCCAAAACCACTCAAGTTCTGGTCTCAACGGTTAGGTTGAGAGTCCGTCGATGTTAAAGAGCCTGCCAATCTGTTCCGTTTGGCTTCCAGCGTCCTGCTGATGGCTTAAATTTAAGACTTCTTAATTTATTGGTCAAGTGCATTTTTGAAGAAAACTTAATTTTATGGGCGTGAATTTAGTTTGTCTTTGATTTTTAACGGGAAATAAAAAAGGGGCGAAAGCCCTTAAGGAAGGTTTGCTAGCTTGGCATCAACGACAACGCCAATGATTTTACAGTTCCCATTGATTTCAATCATTGGGTATTGTGGATTGAGTGGTTTCAGGAATTTTCTACCGGCATCAATAACTAACTTTTTGAATGTCGCCTCGTTTTCTCCTTCAAGTTTGGCGACTACCAGCTTTCCATTACGTGGTTCGACTTCTGGGTCGACGAGAATAATCATCCCCTCAGGAATACTCAGTCCTGCCGGGGCAGTCATTGAATCGCCTTTAACGTCGAGCCAAAAAGAGTCTTCAGAACAATCTACCGTTGTGTCGTACCAGTTATCTATTGCACGCCTATGATATGGCTCTACAGCTTCCATCCAACATCCTGCGCTTACCCAACTAATTAGAGGATATGAACCTCTTGGATCATGCCTGCTGTGATAGGCAATGTTTGAAAGACTATCCTCTCCTTTCAACAGGTAATCAGGGGAGCACTGCAAAGCCTTGGCTAAGGCCAATAGGTTTTCGCCATTGGGCTCAGTTTCAGATCGCTCCCATTGGGAAATAGCAACATTAGACACGCCAACCATCTTGCCAAGGGCAGCCTGCCTAATCTTGAGTTCTTTTCTGCGAGCGCGAATACGCTCACCCATCAGTTGTGTATTCATAGTTAAGACATCTTAAATAAACTTGACTTAAGATTCCTTTGGTGGATAATTTAAGTGTTCTTTAATTTCGGAGCGAGTCTATGTACAAAAAAGATGTTATTGACCACTTCGGAACCCAGCGTGCTGTTGCTAAAGCACTAGGCATTAGCGATGCAGCAGTCTCTCAGTGGAAAGAAGTTATCCCAGAGAAAGACGCCTATCGATTGGAAATCGTTACAGCTGGCGCCCTGAAGTATCAAGAAAGTGCTTACCGCCAAGCGGCATAAGCAAATTGCTCTTTAACAGTTCTGGCCTTTCACCTCTAACCGGGTGAGCAAACATCAGCGGCAAATCCATTGGGTGTGCCGCTATAACTCAATATCAATATAGGAAAATTAACAAATGGCACAAGCAAGCTACAGCAAGCCAACACAGCGAGAAATTGATCGCGCTGAAACTGATTTACTCATCAACCTGTCAACGCTTACCCAGCGCGGTCTGGCAAAGATGATTGGCTGTCATGAATCGAAGATAAGCAGAACGGACTGGAGGTTTATTGCTTCGGTCTTGTGTGCTTTCGGAATGGCATCAGACATCAGTCCGATTAGCAGGGCTTTTAAGTATGCGCTTGATGAAATCACAAAGAAAAAATCCCCGGCCGCCACCGAGGATTTTAAGCAAATTGATATGCAATTCTGAGGGAATTACTGGATCAATCCACAGGAGTAATTATGACAAAACGTCGTAAGAAATACCAGGAAAAAGAAGAGATTCGACACCCTGATTCACCTGAGGGATTAGTGGTAGCCGCAGCAAATAACAGGGCGTTCGCAGAGCGCCTTGTTGGTGTTTACAGACTAGCCAAAGCAGGAGTGAAACATGGGCGTCGTTAAGTTAGCTGATTACAGGCCTCAACTGGAGGTCGTGGAGCATCGCGTGGCAGATACCGAAGATGGTTTCATGCGCGTTGCTAACGAGATTACCGACAGTCTGCTGATGGCTGATTTAACCGTCCGGCAGTTGAAGGTGATGCTCGCTATCATGCGCAAGACATACGGATTCAATAAGCCGATGGATCGACTCACAAACACGCAGATAGCAGCCATGACAGGTATTCATCACACTCATGTTTGCGCTGCCAAGCGCCAGCTTATCGAGCGTAAATTCCTCATTGCTGATGGCGTGAAAATCGGAGTGAACAAGGTGGTTTCTCAGTGGATTAGCCAGGACAGCTTAACATTAGCTAAAACAGCTAATAAAACATTAGCCGAGTCGGCTAATGGGTATAAGCCAAGTCAGCTAAACACAAAAGACAATATACAAAAGACAATAAATACAAATACCCCCTTACCCCCTAACGGGGGCGGCGATTGGCAGGTTAAACCTGAACGTCGCAAGGCAGAACGAATCGACTACGAATCCTTCCTGAACGCCTACAACGCCGAAGTCGGTGACAGACTTCCACACGCTGTTGCGGTCAACGAGAAACGCAAACGCCGCCTGAAGAAAATCATCCCGCAACTGAAAACGCCAAACGTGGACGGTTTCAGAGCGTATGTCAGGGCGTTTGTGCATCAGCCAAGCCGTTTTACTTCGGAGACAACGACACTGGCTGGACGGCAGATTTTGATTACCTGCTGAGGGAAGATTCGTTAACGGGAGTACGGGAAGGGAAGTTTGCAGACAGGGGGATAGCATGAGACAGGATATCGAAGCGAGCGTTATCGGTGGCCTGCTGATTGGTGGATTAACACCAACTGCCAGTGACGTTCTGGCAACGCTTGAGCCGGAAGCGTTTTCAATTCCGCTCTACCGGAAAGCCTTCGAGGTTATCCGCAAGCAGGCGAGAAACAGAAACCTAATCGACGCGCTGATGGTTGCCGAGGCGTGCGGAGAGGAGCATTTCACGTCAATCCTGATGACCAGCAAAAACTGCCCGAGCGCCGCAAACCTGAAGGGATATGCCGGAATGGTCGCGGATAACTATCACCGCCGTCTGGTGCTGGAAATCATGGATGAAATGCGTGAACCAATTCAGAGCGGAACCATCGATACATCGAGTCAGGCGATGGACGAGCTTGTAAAGCGTCTTTCAGCCATCAGAAAGCCCCGTGACGAGGTTAAACCTGTACGGTTAGGGGAAATCATCACTGACTACACTGACACGCTTGACAGGCGTCTGAGGAACGGAGAAGAGTCAGATACCCTGAAGACCGGAATCGAAGAACTTGATGTCATCACCGGAGGGATGAACGCGGAAGACCTGGTGATAATCGCTGCCCGTCCTGGCATGGGGAAAACCGAACTGGCGCTGAAGATTGCCGAAGGCGTTGCAAGCCGCGTTATTCCTGGTTCTGACGTCCGGCGCGGAGTATTGATTTTCTCAATGGAAATGAGCGCATTGCAGATTGCAGAGCGAAGCATTGCCAACGCCGGGAGGATGTCGGTTAGCGTACTGCGAAATCCTGCATCGATGGATGACGAAGGCTGGGCGCGTGTTGCTAACGGCATGAGTCAGCTTGCAGATTTGGATGTATGGGTAGTCGATGCCTCGCGGTTATCGGTCGAAGAAATACGCTCAATCGCAGAACGACACAAACAGGAAAATCCAAACCTGTCACTCATCATGGCGGATTATCTTGGCCTGATTGAGAAGCCGAAAGCAGACCGCAACGACCTCGCAATTGCTCACATCTCCGGAAGCCTGAAGGCGATGGCGAAAGACCTGAAAACGCCTGTTATCTCCCTAAGTCAGCTTTCGCGCGATGTTGAGAAGCGACCAAACAAACGCCCGACAAACGCAGATTTGCGTGATTCAGGAAGCATTGAGCAGGACGCAGACTCAATCATCATGCTCTATCGGGAAGCGGTATATGACGAGAACAGTAGCGCCGCGCCATTTGCTGAAATCATCGTGACGAAAAACCGTTTTGGCTCGCTTGGTACGGTTTACCAGCGGTTCTGTAACGGACATTTTGTTGCATGTGACCAGGATGAAGCCAGACAGATTTGCACAGCATCAAATGCACCCGCTGCACGTGGCAGACGATATGCACAAGGGGCTGACGTATGACCATCTACATCACTGAGCTAATAACAGGCCTGCTGGTAATCGCAGGCCTTTTTATTTGGGGGAGGGTAAATCGTGGCTGAGTTAATTTTCTCTGCATTGAGGATTCTTGGTGCTATGTGGATGGTGGCGACGTTCATTGTGGTTGCCAGCAGTTTTGTCCGGTTGGTAGGCGAAGGTAAAGACCTGGTGGGTGTGCTTTTCGGTAGCATTTTCCTGTGGGTGATTATCGGTGTTGCGCCTGTCGCTGTAGCAAAAATGGCGTGGCGTTTTGTGAGTTGAACTGATGGTAAGTACCGATGGACGAATCAAGAAAGCAGTTTGAAGAAAGCTGGTTGCGACGTGGGGGCGAATCTTCAGACCTTATCCGTTACCCTGAAAATCACCATGAAATTGGCAGCGGTAATATTGGTGGTCAATACGTGATGGTCGATGTTCAAGGCCACTGGCAAACGTGGCAGGCATCGCGATCAGCTATTGAAATAACCGCGCCAAAGTTTATCGACAGCAGAGAAGCATTAGCCAAAGGGTTTACTGTTGATTATTCCAATGGCTTCGGTGATGCAATGGATGCTTATGAGGAAAACATCCGCGCTGCTGGAGTCAAATTGAAGGAGTAACGATGAAGCAAACAATCTTCCTCCGAAGTAAGCAACAACAGCAAGCCGCAATAAATGCCATCCTCGCAACACCACTCGATAAAGACAAGCCAGTCACCATCCGCATTACTGACTACAAGCGCAATCTTGACCAGAACGCAAAATTTCACGCGATGCTGGCGGATATCGCTCGTCAGGTTCAATGGTGCGGCAAATGGTTAAAACCGGAACAGTGGAAGGTTTTGTTGATTAGCGGTCATGCAGTGGCAACAAAACAGGAAGCTGATGTTTTGCGCGGCCTTGAAGGCGAATTCGTCAACATTCGCGAAAGCAGCGCGCAGATGAGCGTGAAGCGTATGGCAAGTCTGATCGAGTACACAACAGCCTGGGCTATTGGTCAGGGTGTCAGATTTACCGACAGGAGGTACGAATGAGACGACAGCGACGAAGTATCACCGACATAATCTGCGAAAACTGCAAATACCTTCCAACGAAACGCTCCAGAAATAAACGCAAGCCAATCCCAAAAGAATCTGACGTAAAAACCTTCAATTACACAGCTCACCTGTGGGATATCCGGTGGCTAAGATATCGTGCGAGGAAATGACAATGGATTATTCACAGTTAAGTGATTTTGAAATTAACAGAATGGTAGGAGACATAATTTTTAAAGGCCTTTGGGCAAGTAAACCGGAAACATCAGGGAATAACACCAACAAATGGTATTACGGAAATGCTGATACAACTTTTGAGCCATTAAACCCTTTACCTGACTACTGCAATGATCCTAGCGCCTCATGGCCGATTATTGAGAAATACAGGATTAGCATTATCAATCTCGATGAAGACGAGTGGGGTGCACGTGGTGTGGCCGACTGTAAATCTAAGCGAGCTATACATGAAAATTCCCTCCGCGCCGCCATGATTGTCTTTCTCATGATGCAGGACGCCAATAATGCTTAGCCCATCCCAATCCCTCCAATACCAGAAAGAAAGCGTCGAGCGGGCTTTAACGTGCGCTAACTGCGGTCAGAAGCTGCATGTGCTGGAAGTTCACGTGTGTGAGCACTGCTGCGCAGAACTGATGAGCGATCCGAATAGCTCAATGTACGAGGAAGAAGACGATGGCTAAACCAGCGCGAAGACGATGTAAAAACGATGAATGTCGGGAATGGTTTCACCCTGCATTCGCTAATCAGTGGTGGTGCTCTCCAGAGTGTGGAACCAAGATAGCACTCGAACGACGAAGTAAAGAACACGAAAAAGCGGAAAAAGCAGCAGAGAAGAAACGACGACGAGAGGAGCAGAAACAGAAAGATAAACTTAAGATTCGAAAACTCGCCTTAAAGCCCCGCAGTTACTGGATTAAACAAGCCCAACAAGCCGTAAACGCCTTCATCAGAGAAAGAGACCGCGACTTACCATGTATCTCGTGCGGAACGCTCACGTCTGCTCAGTGGGATGCCGGACATTACCGGACAACTGCTGCGGCACCTCAACTCCGATTTGATGAACGCAATATTCACAAGCAATGCGTGGTGTGCAACCAGCACAAAAGCGGGAATCTCGTTCCGTATCGCGTCGAACTGATTAGCCGCATCGGGCAGGAAGCAGTAGACGAAATCGAATCAAACCATAACCGCCATCGCTGGACTGTCGAAGAGTGCAGGGCCATCAAGGCGGAGTATCAGCAGAAACTCAAAGACCTGCGAAATAGCAGAAGTGAGGCCGCATGACGTTCTCAGTAAAAACCATTCCAGACATGCTCGTTGAAGCATACGGAAACCAGACAGAAGTAGCACGCAGACTGAAATGTAGTCGCGGCACGGTAAGAAAATACGTTGATGATAAAGACGGGAAAATGCACGCCATCGTCAACGACGTTCTCATGGTTCATCGCGGATGGAGTGAAAGAGATGCGCTATTACGAAAAAATTGATGGCAGCAAATACCGAAATATTTGGGTAGTTGGCGACCTGCACGGATGCTACACGAACCTGATGAACAAACTGGATACGATTGGATTCGACAACAAAAAAGACCTGCTTATCTCGGTGGGCGATTTGGTTGATCGCGGTACAGAGAACGTCGAATGTCTGGAATTAATCACATTCCCCTGGTTCAGAGCTGTACGTGGAAACCATGAGCAAATGATGATTGATGGCTTATCAGAGCGTGGAAACGTTAATCACTGGCTGCTTAATGGCGGTGGCTGGTTCTTTAATATCGATTACGACAAAGAAATTCTGGCTAAAGCTCTTGCCCATAAAGCAGAAGAACTTCCGTTAATCATCGAACTGGTGAGCAAAGGTAAAAAATATGTCATTTGCCACGCCGATTATCCTTGTGATGAATACGAGTTTGGAAAGCCAGTTGATCATCAGCAGGTAATCTGGAACCGCGAACGAATCGGCAACTCACAAGACGGGATCGTGAAAGAAATCAAAGGCGCGGACACGTTCATCTTTGGTCATACGCCAGCAGTGAAACCACTCAAATTTGCCAACCAGATGTATATCGATACCGGCGCAGTGTTCTGCGGAAACCTCACATTGATTCAGGTACAGGGAGAAGGCGCATGAGACTCGAAAGCGTAGCTAAATTTCATTCGCCAAAAAGCCCGATGATGAGCGACTCACCACGGGCTACGGCTTCTGACTCTCTTTCCGGTACTGATGTGATGGCTGCTATGGGGATGGCGCAATCACAAGCCGGATTCGGAATGGCTGCATTCTGCGGTAAGCATGAACTCAGCCAGAACGACAAACAAAAGGCTATCAACTATCTGATGCAATTTGCACACAAGGTATCGGGGAAATACCGTGGTGTGGCAAAGCTTGAAGGAAATACTAAGGCAAAGGTACTGCAAGTGCTCGCAACATTCGCTTATGCAGATTATTGCCGTAGTGCCGCGACGCCGGGGGCAAGATGCAGAGATTGCCACGGTACAGGCCGTGCGGTTGATATAGCCAAAACGGAGCAGTGGGGGAGAGTTGTTGAGAAAGAGTGCGGAAGATGCAAAGGTGTCGGCTATTCAAGAATGCCAGCAAGCGCCGCATATCGCGCTGTAACGATGCTAATCCCAAACCTTACTCAACCCACCTGGTCACGCACTGTTAAGCCGCTGTATGACGCTCTGGTGGTGCAATGCCACAAAGAAGAGTCAATCGCAGACAACATTTTGAATGCGGTCACACGCTAGCAGCATGATTTCCACGGATGGCAACATATTAACGGCATGATATTGACTTTTTGAATAAAGTTGGGTAAATTTGACTCAACGATGGATAAATGCACTCGTTAAATAAAGCCTGAGTTAATAGCTCGGGGCTTTTTGCGTTTTAATCACGACCTTTCTGAAAGCACATCAAACCAAATACCAGACAGACAAAAATAATCACCTTATCCGCTGTGGCTACGGTGCGGTGTGCTTTGCATAAAAGAAAACCAGCGCAATGGCTGGCTTCGTGAAAGCGGGTGGCAAGAGGTTGCGCTAACAACCTCCTGCCGTTTTGCCCTTATTCCTAATTAAATAGAGCAAATCCCTTATTGGGCTAAGACATGAAGATGCCAGAAAAACATGACCTGTTAGCCGCCATTCTCGCGGCAAAGGAACAAGGCATCGGGGCAATCCTTGCGTTTGCAATGGCGTACCTTCGCGGCAGATATAATGGCGGTGCGTTTACAAAAACAGTAATCGACGCAACGATGTGCGCCATTATCGCCTGGTTCATTCGTGACCTTCTCGACTTCGCCGGACTAAGTAGCAATCTCGCTTATATAACGAGCGTGTTCATCGGCTACATCGGTACTGACTCGATTGGTTCGCTTATCAAACGCTTCGCTGCTAAAAAAGCCGGAATAGAAGATGGTGGAAATCAATAATCAACGTAAGGCGTTCCTCGATATGCTGGCGTGGTCAGAGGGAACTGATAACGGACGGCAGAAAACCAGAAATCATGGTTATGACGTCATTGTTGGCGGAGAGCTATTCACTGATTACTCCGATCACCCTCGCAAACTTGTCACGCTAAACCCCAAACTCAAATCAACAGCCGCCGGACGCTACCAGCTTCTTTCCCGTTGGTGGGATGCCTACCGTAAGCAGCTTGGCCTGAAAGACTTCTCTCCGAAAAGCCAGGACGCTGTGGCACTGCAACAGATTAAAGAGCGTGGCGCTTTACCGATGATTGACCACGGTGATATTCGTCAGGCTATCGACCGTTGCAGCAATATCTGGCTTCACTGCCGGGAGCTGGTTATGGTCAGTTCGAGCATAAGGCTGACAGCCTGA